TTTTGAAATATAAAAAGTTTGTTTTTGATTATTATCTGAAAGCGCAAGATTAAGTACTTTATAATCTAATGATTTTAATTGATTGTATACTTCTAAATTTGGTTCAAGTAGCCAGACTTCATGCTTTCTTCTCCAGTCTTCTGTTTCAATATACTCCGGTCTACAGGCTCCACACTCTAAAGCGTAAAATTTATCCGGCAATTTGTATGCAGCTTCTATTATAGACGATATTTTCATATTATTCCTCAAGTTTTTTTTCTAAGTCTAAAAGATTTTTTAATCTGTTCTTCAACCTCTTTGCTGGAATACCAAAATAAATACTCCATTCTTTTAAGTCTTTAGTTACTAATGATAAAGCCCCTACAGATGTGCCTTCATGTATGGTGACTCCCGGCAAGATAACAGCCCCAGAACCGACTATCGCATGTTTTTTCAACGTGACGGTTCTCCCGGTAGCGTTTGTAAACTCAGACGGAACGGTTGGGTTTGTTAAAAATGCTCCAGAGTAATCATCTGAATTACTATATATCTTAACGCCTTGAGATATTCCAGTGAAATCTTCCATTATAATTCCATTTTTCGCAGACAGATAACAATTTGCCGCGATGTGAACATATGAGCCAATTTTAAGACTTGCCCCGTCACTACCAACCATAATACAACAGTAGTCATCAATTCTAACATTATTACCTATTTCTATGTTTTCTGTTCCTATAATTGTGCAGTTCTTAGAAATTAAAACATTTTTACCAACAGACTTAAATCTATCTTTTATATCATTTTCAGAAAAATAACCATCGTTAAACATTTATTCCTCACTTTTTGATCTATTATATAATTCTACAATATCATTGACTAAAACTTTTGCGCTCCACTCAGACAGTCCATATTTATATTTGATATGTTCTGCTATTTCTTGTATCTTTTTAGTATGTTTTGTGTTTTCTCTGGATGAATTTTTCATAATCTATTTTTTCCCCAGAGGAAAGAGCCTCTAAAACCGACGCGATCATTTCATCTATTTCATCTATCAACACATTCCTTTGGAAGTTAAGATCACAACATTTTTTGAGAGAAGAAAAAAGAGCTAGTTGTTTAGTGTCATCGCTAGTATACTTTTCTTTAAATTCTTCAAATGGAATTCTACGAACTTCATAAAGAAACTCTTGGTTGTTCCACATTTTCATGTCTACGGTTATCAGTTTATCAATAAGACCGCCAAGCGTATCTGCCATATCTTCTCCCATCTATTATTTTTTGATTGTTTTTGATATTATTTCTTGACAAGTTTTATCGTCTGCATAAAAATACGGAGTTACTTCACCTTTGAAAAAATGTATACATTTTCCTCCCAATATCGCGTCTGAACTATCTAGTCTTGAACATTTAGACTGATCTATTAGTTCTATATCTGTCTCTGCGCAAGTTAGAGCTAGGGCGACTAATCCTGTTGCCTGTGTTATCAACCTTGCACAATTTTTATTTTTAATTAATGAAACATAATCTTTTAATTTTTCAACAAAGTTGATTCCGTTTTCTTCGCAAAACTGTTCATTACCTTTGCCAACTACATATATTGGATAATGATCTTTTATGCCGTCTACAAGCCTCTGAAAAAATGATATATCACTGTTTCTATCTGGACACCAGCCCCTTCTCCTGATGCACATTGTAACAAAGGGTTCTTCTGGTTCAATGGCTCCATCTAGATCGAATCCATTAAAAATTAATTCTTGGTCTTCTTTTTTTCTGTAATACTCAATCGTTCCGGGTTTTAAAAAAATACTTTTTTTTGTAAAACAGCAGCTCATATGGTTGGCGGGAATGTCAAAAATTATTTGTTCTCTTGACACATTTAATTTTTTAAACTCTGTATAAGAAATTACATTTTTGCACATTTTAGTGTACAGAAACATCCTGTCTTCTATTGCCACGGCTGTCATGTTGTCTTGATCCCAAAAGCCTTGATTATAAAAAGAAATAAAATCAATCCTGCCGCCAACAGACTCCCATCCAAGCTCCCAGTATCTATTAATATCCCCATCCTTCGCTGAATCGCTGCCCGGAATACCCTTTAGATCGTCTTTACCCAGTATTAAATATCTCATATTCTAATCCTTATTTGAAATAAATGTATCTATTGTTTGGGTGTGTTTGTGGTTTTTCTTCTTCTATTAAAAAATCTTTATCGTCTACAAAACGATAAAACTCACACCCATTCCAAGCCAAAAACCCAAAAGAGCAAAACGGGTTTATTACTTCTTTTTCGTATGTTTTTCTTATTGGCTCTGGAAGCTCGCTAAATGCGTAGTTACTTATCAGGAAATGTTCGCCTTTTAATGTTTGTTTTTCGCTGAGTCTTAAATCATGATACTCTAAGTATTTTGATTGTAATGATTCTGCCTCCGGGAGATCATATATTACATATGATGCTATATTGACAGAGTATATATGGCACATATTTTTTAAGAAAAAACAAAGACCACCATATCCACCACCAATTTCTATGATGTCTAGTGTTTTTAAACCAAGCTCATTAGCATATTTGAGTATCAACAAAGACTGATAGATGTATCTCAAGTTTGTAGGAGAACATTCACAGAAATCAAAATAATAATATTGCGTAGGCTTGCCTACTGAGTCGTTTTTTTTACTCAAGTTTACAAATAGGTTTTTGTGTTCTTTGTAAACGTTGTGAAATTCTTCTTTTATTAGATCAAGATATTCTGATCCATGATTTTTGCTTACGTGCTCTAGTACATATTGATATCTTGGGTCGCTTTTAAAAAATAACTGCTCACGACTTAGCTCTAAGTTTTCTATTATAGATTGTACGTAATGTACGTATATGCTCATTTTAAGTCCTTTAAGATGTCTATTTCGGTGTGTGGACATTTTATGTGTCCGAAATCAATGTTACTTAATTTAATTCTTTTACCATCTTCATATTTCCTTAATAAAGAAAACTCATCATAGTCGTAGTAGTCTCCAGACCTATTATCATGAGAGTCTTGTGTTTTATTGTTTGGGCTATTTACCACGGCACTTTGAAAAGGGCAGACTATGGCAGCGGGAGTAATGGTCCAGAACCTCTGTAGCGCGCCTTCAAATTCATTTGGCGTTTGTTTCCAGTCTTTAAATTGAGAAATTTTCCATAGCTCAAAAGACATTTCTTTCATGCTTGATTTTTTAAAGATGTGACCGTCTACAGACAAGTTATAAGACCAGTATGACCCATATGTATTACTGGTTCTATTGACAATCATCCATCCGCCACATTCAGAAAAACCATACGTTACTGGCCTGTCAGGAAAGGCTTGATTGTCGTGACTTCTTTCACATATATTCATGCCCAAGCGCAGCGAAATACAAGAGACAATATCTTTTTCTAGATTTTGTAAATTTATTTCTTCAAGGAATACCTTATTATAGACAATGCAATCATCTACAAAAAAGCACACATAGTCGTTCTTGGCTTCTTTCATGGCGTCCCAGATATCACAAAACAGCGACTCTGTTTGCTGCCAGAACTCAACGTCTGGATGTTCTTTCTTTTGCTGCAAATGAGCCTTCCCAAACTCAACAGAGTTGTTGTGAATCACAATATTCTGTGTTGATTGTGGAAAGTTTTGCTTTATGCTATTTAGACATAAGTCAAGCTGCAAAGGTCTATTTTTACTGAATATAATAGATGTAATCATTAAAAATCTTTCATGTATTTTTTATTAACGTTTTCGGGATTTATTTTTTTTGAGTAGTCTATATTGAACTGATTTAAAAATTTCTTAACATATAGATCCCCAAGTAAAAACCAGCTTTCATAAGAAAAAACATGCACGTTATCAAATTTTATCATTTCAGATAGTATATATGCGCCATTATCGTGCTCGGCAATTGCATTTTTAACTATTGGCTGATGGTTATTTATTTTTGATTTTAAAGAACAATTATAATCCCTAGTAGCGATAGTTATAATATCCCAATCTTTAATTTTTGGTATATAGAAAAACGTTCTCTGTCCAGAGGGTAAGCTCATGTGTGAAACTAGGTTTTTATCATCGCTTATTCTCATTACTCCATTATATTTTTCATATCCATCTATTTTAAGATTATCACTAAAAATTTTAGACACTATTTTTGTACAAGAGCTTTCTAGTCCAGTAACTAATATTTTCATGTTTAGTCAATATCCTTAAAGTAACTAGTAAATTTTTCTTTATTATTATTGTACCATTCAATAGTTTGTTTCAGTCCTGATATTAAACCTGTTTGCGCCTCAAATCCTAGCGCGTCTTTTGCTTTCGAGGTGTCTAAACATCGTCGCGGCTGCCCATCCATTCCGTTTGCATTGAATAAGACATCGCCTTCATATCCCATAATTGATGCTATCTTCTCGGCTAGAGCGGATATTGTAAACTCTACACCTGTTCCAATGTTGATTGGGTCTGGTGTGGTGTCTGTATCTATTGCTAGTTTAATAGCTTCGGCACAGTCATCCACATAAAGGAATTCTCTACTGGCGTTTCCAGTTCCCCAGAGTTCTACAGAACTTTCTTTATTTTGAATAGCTTTATCTATCTTTAAAATAATGGCGGGAATAACATGACTAATGCTTGGGTGAAAATTATCATGCGGCCCATACATATTTACAGGAATGAGATTAGTACAGTTAAGTCCATATTGAGCATTATAAGCCGCAAGCATTTCCATAAGGGCTTTTTTAGCGATCCCATAAGGCGCATTGGTCTCTTCTGGATAGCCGTTCCATATATCTTCTTCTTTGAATGGAACCGGCGTAAACTTTGGATATGCGCACACTGTCCCAACCATAACAAACTTCTTTAGCGCGCCATATTTTCTGGCCGTTTCAATCAAGTTCATCCCCATCGCCAGATTCTCATACATGAACAATCCGGGGTTTTCCTTATTCGCCCCTATTCCGCCAACTCTAGCAGCGAGATGCACAATGACATCTGGAGTATTATGAGCAAACAAATATTCAACATGTTTTTGTTTTGTTAAGTCCCATTCACCTCTTCCTCTAAGTGGAATAATAGTATCATTAGAATCCAACAACGCTTTACGAACGGCCTTACCAAGAAATCCAGTACCGCCAGTAATTACAATTTTTCTAGAGTTCATTAGCAATCCCTAATAGTTTTTTAGCTTCGTCTTTGTAGCCAAATAAATCCATAATCTGTGCGGTCCTATGATAGTTTGTGTGATTTTCTTTCACAAGTGTTTGTCCTTTTTGGATTATCTCTGACCTATCCATTGTTCCGGCATCAGTGTTTGCGTAGTATTCTACTTTGTCTGTAAAATCTTTTGGGGAATCTGCAATTACAATGCCATCACCAAACATTTTATACCCTTCTACATTATCAGTGATACAGAAGCCGCCAGCATATAAAACTTTAAATATTCTTTCATTTACATCAAATCCAAACTCGTGCGCGTGAGGCTCACTAAGGTTTGGACATATTTTAGAAGAAACAAATAAGTCTTTTACTTTATTGTCTTGTATTAATCCGCAATATTGATTTGCAGGCCAAGGTTGATTGCCGAATATTTTTACATTATATCTGCCAACAGGATGTAAAAGAGGCATAAGATATTGATCTATAATCTGTCCTTTATAGGGCCAGTATCCTCCAACAAATCCTATATCGCACATAAGCTCTTCTCTTCTTTGTCCGCCTCCATATACGGTAGTGTCTGCGCACATCATTAGTGATACAGCTTTGATTCCGATACTTTCAAAGCGATTATGTGTTTGTTCTACCGCCCATTCTGGATAGTGTATATGAACAAAATCAGGAGCGCCTGTTTCGTTTTTTAATTCTTCTAGCATCTTAACTTCTTTTGTTGTAAGTGTCAAGATGTTAAATTTATTTTGATCTATATCTTTTGTTTGATCGCCCCAGTCTCCGGCGCGCAGTCCAACTCTTAGGTGTGGTCTTTCTTTGACGCATTTAATCGTCGCTTCGTCTAGATTATAAGCCTGCCCAAGAAAAATATCTGGCTCACACGTATCAAAAGCGTCAAAAGCTGGCATAGTATCCTTTTCCCAAAGGAACACTTGATGGCCAGCCGCCGTAAGAGCATTAGCCCACGACATTCTTTGAAAGAAATGGGCGTGTCGTCCGTCGTTACAAATTAAAATTTTCATTTTCTAAATCCTTGATGCAGTCTATTTCTATAGTGTGCGAATCTTTTTTTTCATGATGCCGGAAAGATCCGCCGTTTTCTATGACTTTGTTTAAAATCTCAAAAGATAACATTTTTTTATCTACTGCCTGAAACTTTAAAAATATTGATTTAAGAATTCTTAGTTCTTTACCCGTGACAAAACAGATTTGACACCATTTTTTTGGCAGCCCGTATGACAGTATGGAAACGTCTTTTTTATTAATAGTTACCCCAACTTCTTTTTCTTCCATGTCTTCGTTAGCATCAACCACTAAAAACGATTTATTAAAGTCTGCATTTTCTAGCAGGCAACTTTTAAAAAAAATATCTCCATGAATAAACAAAACATTGTCATATAGGCAGTTATTTAAACCAAGCCTCATGCTTTCTGAGTTGTTTGTTGTATTATGTAATTGGTTTTCTACAACCCTTATTTTGTTATCTAGCTTTTTTATTATTTTTTCTAGATGTGTTCCAAAAACGCCAATAACTTCTACATTTTTAAATATGCTTTTAACAGCTTTTATCTGATGATTTATAAGATAGTCATCTTTAACTTTTATTAGGCTTCTTGGTTCATTAGACCTAATTCTAGATCCTGCGCCAGCAGAAAGAATAACAACAGACAATCCTTTCTCTGTTATATTTTTCTTAATTGATGTTGTAGACCTGTTCAAAACCTACTCCTTAATATTTCGGCGTTTTGTTTAAAGACATCGTTTGTCATTTTCATGGACTGATTTTGACCGGATTCATTAACAATAGATAACGATTCTGGAACGTGGCAAATGATACAAACTTTAGATATCCTGAGCCATAGATCGTAATCCTCTGTGCATCCGATAAATCCTTTACTGGCTGGCCCATGCAGCCTACTGTCAAAAAATTCTCCATTGGGTAATCTGACGGATTGTAAAAATTCTTTTTTTATCAAAGAGTTGCTATGAACGATGCAATTTTTTAACAGTTCTTCTCTAGAATATGATGGCTTGAACTCTTCTTTTGTATATGATTTACCTGCATATGTTTTATGAATATCATAGTCCCCATAAACCGCGCCAATCTCAGGATATTCAATCAGCTTGTTTACAAACTTTTCTACTTTTCTTGGTTTGTATTCGTCATCCGCATCGAGAACGCCAATGATATCGGCCCAGTCCCAGCACATTTCAATTGCTGTATTGCGGGCGACACTAGCACCAGAGTTTTCGATTCGCTTCGTGTAAATCTTATCCTGACCTTCCGTGGGGTACGAATAGCGATTAACATAGCCGCAGATTTTATCCCACGAATCATCAGACGATCCATCGTCTACAACATACAAACGAAGCTCACCTTCGTATGTCTGATTTATTATACTATTCATGGCGGCAACAATATACCTGCCATAATTATAATTTGCACATATGATGGCTACTTTAGGCAACATTGACATCACTCCATTCTAAAATACAATCATTCTCGGCGTCTAGATCTTTTATTTTATCTAGAAATAGTCTAGAGTCTTTTTTATCTTCATCCCAAATCTTTGTTTTATTGCCATTTAAATATTTAAATAGCGCCGTTTGAAATAGAAGCCCATTAATACCTTCGTATGGCTTAACTACAGACAGTCTTTTCATTTTTATATTAATGTGCTCATGCATGTCTTGTAATAGGCTTCTACTAACCGCTTCGCCAGATGTTGTTACATAAATCCATCCGTTTAAAGCGAACCGAAAGCACTCATCAACAATCCATATTTTATTTGTAGGTACTTCTAATAATTGTAAAAGGTGAATCTCTGTTTTTTCTTTATTGAAAAATAGCAGCAGCATATCATGAATTTGTTGATTATATTCCACTTTTTCGTTAACAACAATCACATATCTGGCAGCCGACTCTGTTTGATCTCTGATATCCATGAGAGTTGACTCAAGCCATGTCAACGGATTATCTTTTGAGTGGTCTAAATAAACAATAAATCCAACTCTTGGTCTTACTTCTTCGAGCGCAGTGCTAGTGGCGTCTAGACTCTTGTCAAGCGTGAGCTTTTGTAGCCATCGCTCTGGGCGATGCGTATTGCAAAATCTTTTTAAAACCTTGTACTCTACTCCGTCCTTTTCTTCCGTGTTGGTTTCTTGAAGTTTCTCTATTCTATTCAACATGCATCCGGCCTGTTTAGAGTCCTTGACTTTAGTAAAAACACAACCCGAACATTTCATTTCCATCATTTTGATCTTTTCCCTTTTATTAAAAAATTTCCTGTTTGTTGGTCTACAGACATGTAAGAAACCTCTATGTTTTTTGGTAGAGCTTCTTGAAGAGTTTCTACATTTATTAAACTTGACACAGGCGATTCGCCAATAAGATCCCTGTTTAAATCTTGTATAGAAATTTCTCCCCGGTTATATTTAAGGATCAAAATATCCAAGTCTTTGCCCTGAATACTAATTTCTGATTTAATTCTCATTTTGCTTACTATTTTTTGTATGACTTTTTCTAAATCTTCAATCTTAAATTGATTTAAAAAACTGTCTGCAACAATTTCCGTCGCCTCGCCATCTAATACAGCATTATCAAGATGCATGATACTAGAGACATGAATAAAATCGTCATTAGTTAATTTTTTTTCTGATAAATATATTTTCATGGATTATCCTTTGTATAGAGTCGTCGCCAAGTCAAAAGTTTTATTCCAATTGTTAACAAATTTGTCTAGGCTAAATTTTTCTTCAATTGTTTTTCTTGCGTTTTGTCCTAGTTTTTTGGCAATGTTTTCGTTTTCCATAAGCATCTTTAGATAAGATTTTAGCTCATTGACATCATTTGATATTAATCCATTTTGGCCGTGTTTTATAAATTCTGGTATCATACATGTTGCGGTTGAAACAATTGCGCATCCACACGCCATAGCTTCTAATAATACAGTTGGAACAGGCGAATGTATAGATGTATTATAAAATATTCTTGACTTTTGGTAAATCTCTCTTAGATGCTCTGTTGACTCAGCCGGAACAGATAATCCGGGACTCTTGCCAAACACTCTAATTGGAAGATCGCACTGCCAAGGGTCTGTCTTGGTTCCAGATCCGCCCTTCATTCCAACCGTATGCCTCCAAACATTCCATCCACAGCACCAATCCCTATTGGGCCAATCGTTTACAACAGAAAGACAAACATTGTCTCTTTTTTCTGATCCCGGATTCCAGAAATCTGTATCAATACCATGCTCGATAACTAATGAATTATCTTTGCTAAAGCCCCACCGATCCCTAGAATAGTTTGAAATAAAAGAAAAGAAATTAAAAATTGGATTTACTGCTGCTTTTTTTTGCATCTCTATGTCATATCTAACATCTGGAAGAACATGATTGTGCCTCAAAATCGGGATATGAGTTCTGTTTAGATTTTTTTTATCGTCTCCAGACAGATGGCTGTAAACAGCGGCCACTCTGTTGTCGTCCGTGTGCGCCAATATCAAATCAAAATCTAAGTAATCTGGAATACTATTAATGACGTGATAGTTTTCTGGTATTTTTCCGTAATCGGTGTCCCAAGTTTTACCAACGCCAACTGAATAAAAATTATGACCAGTCTTACAAAGATTTTGTTCATATCTTTCATGTGCGCAAAATGTTAATATATTAAGTTTTTTGGGTCTGTGGGCGGACCTTAATATGCTTCTAACTGATCTTTGACTGGCTCTACTTGTCATTCAACAACTCCTTAAATAGCTTTCCAATATTTTCGTGAGAGTATTCTTTTGCCTTATTTTGACATCTTTCTTTTTTGTCTATGTCTGTTCCTTTTGTATAAGCGTTTCTCATTTTTGCTTGAAGGTCTCTAATATTAATTTCTTGCCAGTTACTATTTGCGGTGTATATGTTTGGCAGTGATCCCATGCCGCCAAAACATGCTACGCTATGGCTTTCAACAGCCGAGCCTATGCAAAATTCAGACATGGCCGTTCCTTTTGTGTAGATGGCGGGAACGCCAAGAGCCATCGCTTCTAGCGCCGGAATACAAAAACCCTCGCCTCTGCTTGGCATGACAAAAGCATGACACTGCTTGAGCACTGAAAGATAGTCCTTTTTTTCTAGTTTTCCCGATATAACAATATCTTCCTTATATTTTTCTCTTAGTTTTAGGCCCTTTTTGGTTGCTTGAATTAGATTATTTACAACGCTAATGTCAACACCAGAAGTCTTAATAAGCAGGCTTACATTTTCTTTTGGATGAAATTCTGTATGGAACGCTTTAATTAAGGCTTGTATATTTTTTCTCTCTATAAATTCTCCCACAAAAGCAAAGTTAAAAGTGTTTAGCAGTTGTGAAATTTTCGCGCCGTCTTCTGCTTTTAAATATGAATCTATATTAAGACAGTGCGGGGCGATCTTGATGGGTATTGTGACACCGCTTTTTACGCAAGAATTTTTGACGTATTCAGACGGAACCCAAAGTTCATCCATCATATTTATATTTTTCTGCCAAGCCGTATCTACAAAATCGCTACTTTCCGTGGCTAGATATCCGATGTTTTTAAAATTAGAATCATAAACATAATTAGACGGAAGCGTATGCTGAATACAGATATCGCAACCTTCGGAGCTTTTTTGTTCTAATTTACTTATTTCTTCATCTGGCTCAGAATCTTTTTCGTTGTAAGAAATGGCTCTAGGCACAACATCAACACCGGCTTTAGATAAAGCTATAATATTATTCTTGGCGGCATCTCCCCAACCCGTTCCATCCCTGTAGTGTCCTATATACAATATTTTCATTTTATTGCTCCGATTTTTCTTAATCTAGCCTCTTCCCAAGAGTTCATCTGATTTCTAAAGTTTAACATTTCTTTTAGTGCATCTTGAGGAGAAAAGGGCAAACTTGATTTTTGAGATTTGTTATGAGACTCATTAAAGTAAAACTCTTTATTAGAACTTTCGCACTTATAGCCAAATGTCAAATCTCTTAACATCCTTCTCCAAATATGATTACCGATCCATTCGGGCTTGCACAAAACACTATTAAAAATAAAATCCGTTATTTCTTTGGCGTTTTTAAGTGAGGCGGGTAGTTCAGTTTTTGGTACTCTAATTTTTGATGGAGACAGCCAAGTTTCTTTTGGGTCTTTTAGTTCCACCTCTTTAAATCTAGCAGCCCACTTGTCGGCAGCTGCATCCCAAGTATAGTGATGTTTGGCTTTTTCCATAATGGTCCTACCCAGATCAACCAAATAATTAGAATCGTTTTCATGGCGTGAAATTAGGTCTAGTAAAGCCTGAACAAAAAGCTCATTATCTGGAACCGCCCTGTTGCATCCCGTTTCACATTCTTTATAGTATGAAATTGGCTCTATTCCGATTCCACCAATATTGTCTATTACAGACTGCATGGCAGAATAATAAGTAGAAATAACAGGAAGAGAGCAGTGCGCCGCTTCAAGCTGCGGCATACCAAAGCCTTCGCTGTTTGCGTATTGGACATAAATATCAAACAGATTGTAAATCTGCGAGAGTCTATTTTCTTCTATTGAATTGCCTATGCCAACAAGCTGATTAGACAAACTCTTACATTTATTACATACCTGAACAGAATTCTGAAAAAAGTCAACACTGATAGTGTCACACTTCTTACACTTATATGTCATCAGTACGCGATTAGAAAGACCGTTTTCTTGTATTAGCTGTGGAATCTCCCATCCAACATCTGGATAGTAGGTGTGCGCGTATAAAAACACGTTATCTTTATTTGCAATATCTAAAAATTTTCTAAATGAAGAAAACAGATCTGGATATAGTTTTCTTTTTTGATTCCTCATTACGGTTCCCACTATAATACTATCTGGGGACACGCCCATGTTAATCTTATGCTGGCGCTTATCATCTACTGGACTGAATACCTTACTGGCCGCCGGAGACGCCACATCAACAAACTTTATCGTGTCGCATTGACGACTCATCGTATCTCTTCCAAATTCAGAATAAGCAAACACGGAATCCGCAGAGTCATACGTATTTATCCATTGCATATTTTGTGGCGATGCGTCTACCGTTGGCATAATCGCCCAGTGAAACATGTCTCTAAAAGGCGAGCGCTGTTCAAACTCTAGCATCCACCAGTCTCTAATATCCATCACAATATCTGGCATAAAGTCTAGCAGTACGCTATTAAATGATAATTCACCAAATTGAGCAATTGTGTTAGATTTGTAAATATTTAGATTTGGATCGTCTGGTAATGGTTTATTGGCGTATACCTTCCAAGGTGTTTTTTTTATATTTGGATTTGCTGCGTCCGTATAGCAGGCTAGTTCAGCAACTTCAAATTCTTCTATCTGATTTAGTCTACTAAGAACTTCCTTGGTATATACGGAATATCCGGTACTAAGCCACGAAGCCTCAGAAACAAACAATATCTTCTTTTTTCTCATTAGTCTTCCGATTGCGTGGAGTATCTTTCTTTGTTAAAAATCTTGAAACTATTGACTCTAAAGTAGCAAAAATCATCTTCGTCTCTTTTGCTTCTGGCTGTACATTCTACCAGAACGAGATCGCCAACATTTAATTTTTCTCTCAGGGTAATAGCGGCGGTGTGCCATGCTTCAAATGTTAGATTTTCAACACGTCTTGTTTTTTGACCAGATTTATTTTTTCTATATTCTTCAACTTCAAGTACAAAATTAACCATATCAACATCATTAGATACTGTAGAAAAGACAGGCTCTTTGAGCTTGCCTAAAAAAGAGCAATTATTCATAATAATCCTTTTCAAACTTGTATAACTTTATTAACAACGATGGAATTTTTATCCCTCTTAGAAACCTCACCATCTATGAAGACAGTGTTTCTTTCTATCAATAAATCTTTATATTTTATAAATGCTTCTGGAAAAATTGTAACGGAATCCAGTTCGCCGCTCGCGTCTTCAATACACAAAAAAGCCATCTCTTGGCCGGGATTCTTTCCCTTTTTAGTTTTATAGGTACGGATAGAATTAATCATCACAGAAAGATTTACCTTACCTCTTATAGTACCCTGTGTCACATCTTTGCACATATTTGTAGAAATATTTATAGAATCTGCCTTACTGCATGTCAAGGCACACCCCATTAATTTAATTTCATAATCTGCAATAGAGGCGGGATCGTCATCTAGGCTATAGAATGGCGAAATGAGAGACTGCTTGATGTCCTCTATCGCTTGCGCCCTTCTAGAATTAATCTTAACCCAGTCTGATAGCAGGTCTACACACTGAGCCAAAGTTAAATTACTTTTGTAATTATCAGCGATGGCATCTTTTTCTCTTGCAGAAAGATTATTCCAGCTATCATATTCATACAGCATTTTCTGGCGAGACTCTCTATTGTTCTTGCCATTAAACGCACCAACAGAAATCATAGCAATTGCCGCTCGCTTGTTGATCTTGGTACGGTGAACAATCTTGATAAGACAATCCATCCAAGTAAACAAAGACAAATCTTCTGTTTGTTTTAATTCTTCAATTTTATCACACTCTTTCGTGCCTACATTTTTAATGTGCCTCATACCAAAATAAATTTTACCATTCTCATGTAGAAAATTTGTGTGCATGTGATTAAGCCTTGGCGGATAGGTGTCTAGCCCATGCATCTTAGCATCCATGATAAGCTGTTTTAGCTCAATCTCAGGCTTTGGCTTACGGTCAGAGCGATTCATGTAACTCACGTAAAACCTCTCTAATCTATGACATTTACAGTACGCGCTCCAGTATGCATCAATAGCATATGAAACAGCGTGACTTTTGTTGAAGGCGTAGCGGTTAGACTTCTCGATCCATGAAAAAATCTCTCCCGCCACTTCCTTCTTGATAATCCCCTGCTTTTCGGCGCCATCCATAAAGACCTGTTTCATTTCTTCCATGAGTTCAGCTTTCTTTTTACCAATAGCCTTACGAAGCGAATCAGCTTCTTTAAGGTCAAACCCAGCTAGTTGCTGGGCGATTTTCATGCTTTGCTCTTGGTATACCAAAACACCATAGGTTCCTTTTAGAATAGGCTCCAAAGAATCATCTGGGTAATCAACAGCATCAGTTCCCTTTTTTCTATCCGCATAGTGCTGTGTCATGGATTTACCATCTGTGTAAGCCTTCAAACAGCCGGGACGAATCAACGAAATAAGAGCCGCTAATTCACTGATGCTTCTGGGTTTGACTTCTTTAGCCCAATGCTTACCAAGGCTAGACTCAAGTTGAAAAACGCCCTTTGTGCGTCCTTCGCAAATCAAATCCCAAACTTCTTCATCTTCAAAATTATTAATGTCAAATTTAGACATAAATATCCCCGTTCGCAAATGTTTTTTCAAATTTAACTTTATGTAGCAATGTTCTTTGCAATTTCATGAACTTAATCATGATATTAGCGGTATCCTTAACGTCTTGCAACGCATCGTGAGCATTATCCTTACTAGCCTGACTCATTCCAAAATAGTCGCGCAAGTAATCCATACCATATCCCTTTACTTCTGTATTGTTTTCAAACCAGCAGTAAATATGTTGCATTACATCAATGGTAAAAATAGGGTTAAAGATTCCCTGCCTGCCATTCTTTGCATGAGTTGGACCATATTGTTGACACATTCTCTCCACAATAGGCATATCAAAGCCATTGATATTATAGCCAGCAGCGATAGGTGCATAATAATTAGTTTTCTTAAAATTATATTTGTCGCAAAACTGAGCAAACTTTTTCCATACTGTTTTGGGCAAAGGTGCTTTTGCTAGGTCGTCACGGTTTTTGCGCGTTACCCGCAGAGCCTCTTCCTCCAACGGGCCGACTCCCGCTTTAATGGCCTCATCGTCGTCGATAATAGGGCGAATCTCGCTGTTAAACACGCCTCCGGGCTGTAGCTCTAGCTTTCTAGCGTGGATAGCCACAGCCGCGATTTGAGTTGGCTGACACGTATATGGATTAGCGCCGCCGGTCTCAAAGTCAAAAACAATAATATCTCTATAGTTCGCCATGTTACTTCCTTTTCTTTAGTTCAATAAACTTATCAACAGCATCTTCGATATTTTTAAATAGGTGATATTCGTTTTGTCTGTCTGACCATACTTGATATTCATTTGATCTTGCCAATCTTCTATAGTGATTAGCCAAATTACAAAATGTAATATCTTTATAGTCAATACTGCAACCAGAAAAAATCACAGACATATATTCTTCTTTTGTAGCATTCATTTAATCCTCACATATTTCCATAATTTTACTTAACAAGTCAATTCCAAGAACATCAAACTTAACATGACCCATAGCCTCTAGGTCATTCATCTCAAGCGCGGCAATCATTTTGCCATTCTTGTCTTTAACCATTGGACAAACCTCTGCTAGTGGATGTTTAGATATAATTACACCGGCAGCATGTTTGCCCTGAGATTTATTTGTTCCTTCAATTTTAATAGCTTGTTCAAAATATCTTGATAGCGGTCCTTCTAAGTTTCCTTCTTCATCATAATAGCACCAGCTCTTTAGCGCTTCTGATTCGTTTTCTAGCGCCCATCTGATAATAGACTTATCTTCCATGAGTTCTAGCTGGTCAGAAATTTTAGCTTCATCTGGAATACTATCTGTAATAGCGTTCATTTCAGAAAAAGATACAGCATCATTGATTCTTAAAACTTCTTTGATCGCCGCGCGACCTTGTAGTTTACCAAATCTTACCATCTGGGAGACCTTATCAATTCCATACTTTTCTTTAATGTAGTCAATTACTTCGTCTCGATGTTCTGCGGGAACATCCATATCAACATCTGGAAGCGAGACGTGATCTTCCGTATTCCGTCCCTCGTTATAAAATCTCTCAAAGAGTAAGTCAAATTCAATTGGATCAACTTCTGTGATTCCAACTAAATAAGAGATCAAACACCCGGCAGCAGATCCTCGACCGGGACCAGCGATCCAGCCACGATTTTTAACATAATTGACAATATCTTGCACGATCAAAAAATAACCACTAAGATTAGCCTTAAAGATAACTTCAAGCTCAGTCTTTACTCTTTGCAGATAGATTTCTTTCTGTTTTGGGTCGGACACTTTGCCAGCGGGGGCGAGTTTAGATTTCCAACCATGCCGACAAAGCTCTTTAAGATACTCATCACTATCAAACCCTTCAGGCACATCAAACTCTGGCAGCATTGGCTTTCCGGTGATTTCATACTCTTCGCACGAAGCGAGTGCGTCAAATAATTTTTTATTACCTGTGACTCTGCTTGTCGGCTTTAAGCAATAATCTTCACTTGTAAAGAAGTGTTTGTTTTCAAAATCTTCTCCCTTTTGCAGCTTTGCCGTAACTTTCGGAATGCTGGTTTTCATCCCAGAACACAGAATGATTCTATGTAGCTCTGCTTCTTCTTTGGTGCAATAATACACCGCATCAGAAATATAATCATAACAAAAATAATTCTTTCCCCACATTTTCTTTTGGGCTGGACTATCTTCTGTTGTTATAAACAAAATGTTGCCATTATCAGCTATTCTTTTCAGAGTGTCAATATCTTGTTCTTCTGAAGAATATTTAATAAGGTCTAGCCATCCAGCTTTATTCTTTGCAATTAGGAGGAATTGCTCTGTGTCTAGTCCTAGTATTGGCTTGACGCCATTCTTCGTACACGCCTGATGAAAGTTCACGGCCCCAGAAAGAGTGTTGACATCAGCAAGAACGCACGCCCCATAGTTATATGAAGCGCACAGTTTCGCTAGTCTATCGGGATTAGAGAATCCTTTAAGGAGACTGAAGTGGGTCTTGCAATTTATTGGTATGTATTTGCTGTTCATCAATTATCTTTTTCAAAAATCCAGAAAGGGTGACAGTATTCAATATTGTATTATTGTAGTTTACAATTTGTTCAAGTGCAACTCTTTTATTTTCAGATCGTAAAAAATTCAAAGAATTTTCTAGAAAGCTATCTAAGAATTGCCATTTAGCAAAAAACATTGGTGCCTGTTCATAATACCAAAACCTTGGCAACATTTCAACCATAGGGAACGCTCCCATAGCTATAGATTCAAAAAATCTAAAAGACTCATCACTATATGCCCCAGTCGGACATAGGCAAATTTTTGAGTTGTTTAATAAGTCAATATATTCTTGATGATCTAAGCCGCAACCAAAAGACTCAGTATATTTGACGTAGTATTTGTATTTATTTCCTATGCGCTCTAGCATATTGTCTAAACATCTTTTAAACTTATCTCTTGTTCCGGTATGCGGTATCTGTCCAACGAAACAGAAGTCATATTCTCTATCTTCGTGAGGCTTTATTTCTTCAACCTTGGAGGTCATATCATTTATAAAGAATCCAAGCGGCAGCGGCACAACTTTCGGATGATTTATCGGATGTCCCCAAACGTCTAAAGGAGCATAGTTATGAAACGTAAGAAAAATCCTTTCGTCTTCTGTGTATCTTGGTAGTTCATGTGTTTCTCTAGACAGCGCAAAAAGTATATTTTTCTTGTCGTCTTTTGGAATATTGTAATCTTGTAGATCATACTTAATAACAACCCTATAACTATCATCTAGAGTGTTAGATAGCTCTGACGCTACGTCTAGTAAAAATTTATTCCCCAAATCAAAGTCTTTTTTTAGGTCTATCAACTGCGACACGGCTACCCCCTTGGTCGTTTATCATTTTCTATTAAAATTTTATTTGTATAGTGATAGGAGTCCATAGTGCCTGCGTCCATGCAAAATTCATCCATGATAACGTAACTCGTCTTATGGTTTTTTATCATGAGATTATTTAAATCGGAAACTTCGTACTCCATTCTCTCTGATTTTTTAAGATCGTCCACATAATTAAAAAGTTCGCTTGTATACATATATATGCCCATACAGGCTAAATCACTCTTGGGATTGCTTGGCTTTTCTTCTATTTCTAATAATTCAAAATCGTCATTTAGAACAGCAACACCAAACCTATTAGGATTTTCCATGCGTTTAAAGAAAAACTTTGCAGATGTGTTAAATGAATCTATGTGATGCTTAATGTCAATTTCAAAAATATTATCCCCCAAGACAACCAAAAAATTATCACTCCCAACAAAAGACTTGCACAGTTTTAAAGCTCCGGCGATTCCATCTGGCTGATCCTGAACCTTAAAGGTAAAGTCGCAACCATATTCGCTTCCGCTGCCTAAAAAAGCTATCATGTCTCCCACATGATCTGTTCCGCTAACAATCAATATGTCTGTTATGCCAGCGTTTTTCATGTTCACTATTGGATAGTGAATCATTGGAAATTTTCCGACTGGTAAAAGATGCTTGTTTGTAACTTTTGTAAGCGGGTAAAGCCTGCTTCCTGTGCCACCTGCTAAAATTATTCCCTTCATATTATCCCGGAGCCTCATAATATCCTATGTTAAATCCTTCCTTAGTACACTCTTTGAGGGTCTCTTTATAGCCAATCGTGTGCAGCCTGCCCTCGACATGCTGACACATTGTAGTATTTGTTCCGGGCCAATTATTCTTATAAAAATGACATAGTTTTTGACATCTAAAATCCATTCTGTTTTGTTTAATTGGCTTTGGTTTAATATTTTGTTTTATTTCTTCGTATCTGGCTTTTAGCATACCCAAAAACCTGTCTTGATCTGACGCATCAAAACACATGCTAAAAGGGCCGCCGTCTCTTGTGAAGAAGATAGACATAATAGCCTGTTCATAGTCTGGATATAATTTAGATATCGCATAGTTATACAATAGAAGTTGAGGATCTTCAAGAAGTTTTTCGTAAGTTTTTTCTTCTCCGGTCGCCCAGTTCTTTCTTTGTCCTGTTTTCCAGTCTATGACCTCTATAACGCCGTCATCAATTTGTGTAACTAAGTCAATAGTTCCTTTGATAGCGAGCTGTCCATTTAGTTTGGTTCCATCTGGCATTTCATATTCAAACTTAGCCCAATCTTCTTCAATAGGAAGATCGAAAGTAGGCTCTGTGTCTACAATGGTTCTATTTCTAGGGTCGAACTGACCATCATTGTAAGTAAGTGCCGTTTCAACTTGCTGTTCACAAAATCTAAAATCTGCCGGATAGTACTTGTGGTCATCCATAGAGGTATAATACTCATAACTTCTATCCATTAAATCTTTTACAAATTTTTTAGTGTAGAGCTTTTTGGGTGTAAATTCTACTTCGCCAATAGCATCATCTGTAATAGATAGATTTTTTTCTTCTGGCTTTTCTTGTAGTTCTTTTTTACATGCCGCTAAGCATTCCATGACCTTATGACAGGCTGTACCCTGTTGCGCCTTTTTTCCAGAAGCCGATCTATGACCTAAGACATATGTCATAAAATACTGCATCTGACAAAATTCATAGTTGCCATAGCTAGACGACCTAATATACGTTACTATCATCCTAGCTCCTTATTGCTTGAATACCTGTTAATCTCTCCTGTTCTTCGCTCTGTAGTAAAACTTCTTCTCCTAGCCATCCCCATTTTTCTAACAAATCAATAATTTGTTTATTTGTTTCGGTAATGCTTAGGTCTGTATTGTCAATAACCGCATCAAAATCTTCATAATTATCTAGCTCTGTTTCGCTAGAGTGATTATCTTCATGTGGCTGTCTTGTTAGTCTTATAACCCTGCCGCCCGCTTTCTGAATAAGCTCTACTTCATTTTGAAATCTAACATCATCAACGACCGCAAGCAAAGAAGATTCCATCTCAATATCTTTAACAAGACGCTCGACCCAAACATCATTATGAATCTTTCTGCAAATTTCTGTTCCAAAAAACTGTAGAAATTCTCTAGCTGTCATTCTGCCGTACTTGTTTAGCTTTTTTCTTTGTGCTATTGAAATTGGCATGTTTTCCCACTTTATGTGAGTCTTTGTATTTTTTTGAACGTCTGTGCCAAACACCTGCTCGTCACTTAGGCCAAACAGCTCTACAGCCATTAGCTTCAGTGGCGTGGCTAGTGAGTATTTTTTAATATAGGGCCACATATTATATCCAGCCCACTCGGCAAATTGCGCATCGAACCTGTTAACATCCAGTATCCCGTAAGAGTCATTTGATTCTCCTGTTCTTATTAAGAGGTCGCCTTTTTCATTTAGGGCGAAGTTTTCTATAACTCTAAAGGCTCTTAGTTGATAGCCATGAATAAAGTTTGAAGATGTGCTTTTGCCAGATTGTTTCTTTCCAGAAAACGCTAATATTTTAGTCATAAGATAGCCTTTAATTGTTCTTGCAATTGTTCAACGGATAAATCGCCAACATCTTTAGCGTCAAGAGTTGGCCGTAAATAATTAAATCTTCTTCCACATTTTTTCATGATTTGAGTGGCCGCCTTGTTTCCGGCCTCATCATAGTCTGTTAATATTATTACATTCATGACTCCTATCTCTTCAAGCAATATCAGCTGTTCATCTGTTATGGACGCGCCGAATATACTAACAGAGTTGCTATATCCGGCCTCGTGCATTCTCCAAACATCGCCCTGACCTTCTAGCAAGAAAACGGTTCTACTTCTTATTATATGGTCTTTTGCGATATTTAACCCATAAAGATGTTCTTTTTTAAAACCTTTACTGTGTAGCCATTTTGGTTGCATGTTATCATAGATTGATCTACCAACACATCCAACATAACAATCGTTTACATCATAGATAGGAACAACGGCCCGATTACACATTGGCCTATTGCTATCTAGACATGTACCAACATCAAACAAGTCAAGAACTTCCTCTGAGTATCCTCTGTCCATATAATATTGTGATGGTATTTGTATTTTAGATCGAACATCCTGTCTTGAGATTGTTGGTATTGTCGCGACAGACTGCTTCAAAAAAATATCAATCAGTTTAGCTTCTTTAGCAGGATTGATGTCTATTTCTTCTCTTTCTTCTGCTTTTGCTATAGACTCACAAAATTTATATGTTTCTGAAAGAGTCGCTTCTGATCCCTTCTTGGTGGTTAAACAGCCTCTAATAAATCCAAATATGTTTCTCGCATAGTCGTCGTCACACCCGGCTGTCCAGCATTTCCAGTTTCCCACAACGTCATCACCATCTAGAAAGACACAACATCCTTCTGGATTGTCGCCGCCGTGAATAGGACAAGGAAAAGCGTATCTATTGCTGTATTCTATATACTCAATATCAAGTCTTTCAAGCACTTCTGGAATAGAATCTTTTAGCGCGTCACACGCTGCTGAGATCTGATTCGGGGTCAAAGTTTTCATTTATTTCAAATCCTTCACTTCTTGATTTGGCATTGTTATGAATTTCATTTCTAGTCATGCCTTCTTCTAAACGTCCAATATTACCAAACATCTTCATCGAAATATAATCACCATCATCTAATCCTTCACCATGTCTGGCTACAATGGGAACAAGTTTTCTATTTCCATTTTTAGGATTGTCCTCCGCTTTTTCTTCGTCTGATTTCATCTTAAAAATTGTAAAACTGGTACAAAGCCAAATAAGACGGTCAGAGCCAGATACCGCATCGGTGCTTTCTTTTGTGATACCATCTCTGTTCAACTGCACAAAGCTCAAACATGGAACATCATATTTAACCATAAAGTTATGCAGCTTGGTGATTTGAAAGCCAAGAACTTGATATTCCTGCATAGACGCACTAATACCGTCTGAACTCATCAGTTTGAGATAATCATAAATAATTACACAATCGTTAGTTCTACCGCTTTCGTCGAACCCAACGTGCTGATAAATCCATTTACGCATAATAGAAAGTATATTATCAAAAGACTGACCTGCAATACTAATATAGTGGTATGGTATGTTTTTAAGTTTTTCACCGGCGGCACGAACCTTTTCATTTTCTATTACATTATCAGAATATTTACCAGTGGATATTTTGTTAATTTCAACACCACTAATACTAGCTAGAATTCTATTGTAGTGATCTTCTTTAGACATTTCAGTATCTAGAACAAGAACGGGAACATTTTGCATTGATATGTTGAGCGCAACAGCATCGCAAAACATAGACTTACCAACCTTGGGTCGCGCCGCTACTAAGTCAACACATTTTCGACGCAGCCCACCGCCAATAGCAGCATCATATCGTGCAAACCCTGTGGGGATTCCAACAAAATCTGATACATTCTCTGTGAGAAAATCCAAGTATTCATCAATACCCTCTCCCATTACTTCTGTTTTATTACTTGATGTTTGATATATTGCAGATGTAGCATCTAAGATAGGAGATTCTACCATAGAGATAAGGTCTACAATATCTTCTTCGCCCGTCATGGACTCTACGCTTTTCTGGCAGCCGCTTAGTGTTTTCTTTAAATCTCTAGCCAGCTTTAGCTTTGCGATTTTAGCGGCATGAATTTGCGAGTTTTCTAAATTTACTGGGAAATTAAACAGGGATCTGATGAACCCCATTTCTTCCTTGTTGTTTAGCGCATCGCCAACACCAAGACTATTTGCAGCAGATAGAATAGATGTTAATTCTACCTTTGCGTTGTCAGATATTGTTTTATGAATACAGCTAAACAAAACTTGATTCATGTCATCTGTAAAATGGTCGCCATCTACAAAATCAATGTCAAGATAACAGTCTAGCCCGTACTGACACAGTGCCGCCAGTACAGCCCTTTCAGAAGCTAAGTCCTGTAGTTTGTTCTTTTTCATTATCGGCCACCAATGCACCTGTCGCAAACATACCACTCCCTAGCGTGCGTAGGATGAACCTTAACAGAGTTTTGACACTTGGTGCATTTCTGATCTATCATCTTGGTTGGCTGTCGTCGTCGCTCGGTAGGCTTGACATCCGGCGTTTTAAACTCTGCGCCCTTTGCTTCTGTTCCGTCATCAGTAAAGCTATTAAACCTTTTGTTCTCCGTAACGGGGATTCTAGTTCTAACTTGCCCGCCGTCTTTAGAAACCGTAAAGTCCAAGCCAATATCTGCACTTGATAATTTTACTGGTTCTGGACGTTGTTCTTTTTTAGTCTCCGCTGGTTTTTCAATACTTTCACTTAGGGTTTCTATGAGCGCCATCTTTTGTTCTGCGGTTAGTGATTCAATAAATTTGTCTAGCATTTTAACCTCATCTTGTTTTTGATAAATTACTTAATGTGTCTGCCATTCTCAATACCTTGTTAGATTTACCATCTACGCAAGACAGTCTTGCTTCTGCGTGCTTCTTGATTTTTAATATATCAGACGCTAGAGGGTTTTCTTTTACGGCAGAATAATACTTCTGTTCCCATTTCGTATAGCTTGTGCCGTAAGAGTCTAGAGACTTAGATATTATATACCAAATACTGGAATCCGCCCAATCTAAAACGATCTTTTCTTTGGCTTTTATGGATTCAAGATAGTCTGAATATGCGTATAGCTCATAGGCATACGCCAGACATTCTTTTGCGGAGAGATGGTTTATATCGTGAGATCGCATATTAAGAATAGCTTCAATGTCTTCTTTTTGCTCAACCTTCGGAAGCCCTTTACACTCTATCCAATTATCAATCGCTAGAAGAAACTCTTCTAATTTTTGTTCTCCACTCATCAATGTCCTCATTATAATTTAATTCTATCAGTTCTATTTCGTTCAACTCGCACCACTCTCTTTTGTCTGAGTCTCTGGCTTTGGCTTTATAAAAGTCTAGCTTGCTCTTAAAAAAGAACTTGTTAAACTTATAATGTTGCTCTCCATGAACTTCTATTATAATTCTTCTAGCTGGTAAAAACAAGTCCGCTCTAAGGGATTTTCCTCCAAATTGGTCTTTGCTTCCGGGGAGTGTCACTTCTTCCAATATCGTATCATACGGATAGAATTCTTCAATAAGTTTGTATGCTTTTTCATGAAGTTTTGATCTATTAACATTCTCGGCGGCTGCGGATAGCGGCATCCATATGTAGCCCCTTGCGTCTAATCCTACTATTTCTATTTTCATAGCATGTCCTTAATTGATTTAGCCAACAGCTTTATGCACTCTGGATTTTCTTTCAGGAAATTATACACCTTTGGCTGTCCTTGAAACTGAAAGGCTTTAATACATGCGGCCTCGTCTTCAACATCTAAATCCGGTTCTAGCTTCTTCATTAATTTTTTATCTTCTAGCATGAATATGAGCTTGAACCAAGCGCCACTTCTGTCGATAAGGGCAAGCTGTTGAGCTAGCTGTAGATACTCTTGACATTCGTCGATACCTTCGCCATAACGAATAAAACTCTGACAGTTTCCGCCCGGCGATCCCATAGACGAGCAGAGGATGCGCCAGTTAACCTGCTGCCCGATGATCTCGCCGCTTTCATCTGTCCAAGGCTTGACGGCTGGAATTTTCTCTCCACCGCTTTTGACTTCCATTCTAGTATCCGCCTGATATTGAATCTTTCTACCTCCGTCAGCCATCTTAGACGCGCCCATTCCAGACGTGTTTGAGATAGTATGGGTAATCAGTATCACCAATCCTCTTTGATTAGGTAAGACCTGTCCCATCTTTTTAGTGAAGATAGAGAGAATCTTAGGTAGGCCAGCTCTAGTGGGAGAGAAGTCGCCGTCTAGTTCTTTCTCTGAAATCAAAGACGAGATAGAGTCAACAATCAAAACCGCCCCATGATATTCTGGATCAGTCATGTATTTGTATGCTGTTTCTAAAAATATTTCAGCAGGAATAGGTTTGTCTTTAGGTTGAATGATTGTCATATTTTCTGGATCTAGTTCTGGGACTTCAAAGTTCATTTCTTTGAGTCGCCCCTCTGCATCAAGATAGATAACATGTCTACCATCTTTCTGCGCGTTCGCCGCCAACTGCATCGCTGTGGTCGTCTTACCACACTTGGGATCGCCTGAAAGCATGAGCCACGAACCTTCTTTGATTCCCCCGCCCAGAGCGATATCTAGCATTGGAGAAATTGATAATACTTTATAATCTTTTCTATTACTTAAAACATTTGTCCCAGAAACAAGAATATCGCCATACTTATCTGTGATTTGTTTCTTCCAGTCTTTAACCTTTGCCATCTATCTTCCTTATTTTTGAAAAGAGGCTATTTTTGCCTTTTGATTTCTTTGGTTTATAATCGCCTTTAGGGGCTTCGATTATTTTCTTTTCGCGCTTCGACTCTTCTTTCAATTTGGCATGTATTTCTTTTACACCCTTTTCAACAAATCTAAGTGTTAACGCGAACTTTTTACTTTTATGTAGAAAGCCCAAGGCATAAACATTGTTACCGCTTGGACTATTTAGATATCTAATTAGTGCTTTTTCACTATATTTACTTATCAAGTTAGAAGCAACACGTATTTGAGTTTGGTACTCTTCTTTTTGAGATCTGTTCCAAAACTTAAACTCTAAACTGCCGCAATTTTCTTTCTCTCTTTTTCTTAAACAGACAAGTTCAGCAGCGTATTGAGCCGCATTACACGGCTGCCCCGTTGATAAGCTCTTGTACTTTAGGATGTTTGAGTTTTTCTGATTCATTTTTAAATATCATATATTCCAAATTTCCGGCTGTCAGCTTTCTAGAAGAAGAGCCTTGTTCAAATTCATTATTGGGCCAGCAATATTTTTTAACATCTACTGAATCACAGTCGTCTCGCAAAAGCCCAACCGTGAGTGTTTGATACACCCTAAAAGAATCGTCTGACATTGTTTGCTCTTTCGCAGCGCCTCTAAGAACAAAAATTCCATCGAGACCGTTTTCGTCTTCAAAAAACGTTTCTTTCTTTGCTCCAAACATTAGAAGTTTTATTTTAATAATACTATCATTATTTTCCTCGCAGTGTTTAGAAAGTCTATTCCAAGGATTATCTTGTCCGCTTCTTTCATAGTCTCCATAAACAGTGACGCCGCTTTTTAGCTCTGCTTCCCAAGTCATTTCAAGATCTGTCATAACTTTTTTTCTAAGGAATGAATCAAGCTTGGTGCAAATCATATTAGTCTTCCTTTATTTTATGAATAATCCCTCTGTATCTTTTGGGCGGTTCTGACTTTTTCCTATTTTTATCAAAATGCGAAGAGGCCGATTCCGTCATAACCACCACGCCCCTATCGGCATTTCTTGCTAATAGTTGCATAGTTTTAGATTCTTCTTTTGGTTTTGTTTGTTCTTTTTTAGAAATTTTACCTAGATGCGCCTTTACTAGCTTTAGCGATCTATCCATAGATTCCGCTAAATCTTTAGCGCCTACTTTTGAGTTTTCTTCAATATAGCTTTTCTCTTCGTTAGAAAGTGGTCCCTTTTTCATTTAATTCTCCATGAACAATCTTCTTGACCTAGTGAAATACAAACGATTTTTTGTAGACAAATATTTTTTATATAGATTATAACAATCTTCTGATACTTTTTTAAACTCTGGTATTTTAGATTTAAAATTAATGTCAACAGAATGAGGATCAACAAGCTCGCCTCTATAAAATCTAATATAGTATTTTACAAAAACACTCTTATCTGGAAGAGTTGTAGAAACAGTTTTCACGAAACCATATCTTTCGTTTTGACAGTCTCTACCTTCCTTATTCAAATATTTTACAACTGAAGTAATCGGTTCTGGAATACCTAGTCCAGACACGTCTTCATTTTCCCATCTAGCCATTCATTTTCTCCAACATTTCTTTAAGATTCTTGATGCATTCGGATTGAGTAGCTCCAGATGTGCATATCTGAGCCTTGATACCCATGCCATATTTTGAGAGTTCTGACGCGCTCAAAACTTTATTTTCTAAAGAGCCATCCTTATTCATTTTTCTTATGTCGATTTTAAGAGTAACAGTTGCGTGATGTGGGAAATCTTTTCTATTTAATTTAACCGTTTCATCGCTTCTATTACCTAATAATACTTTTTCCAGTTCCATTAGTCACCTTCCTTTATCCATTTAATCTTCTGTTCCTGTGTCATAGAGTTGATCTTGCGGCGCTGGTCTCTTGCTTTTTTAGCCTCCTTGTACTGTTCCGAATTGTTCTTTGCGTTTTTAGACTCTAGCTCATATCTTCCCATCTTTTTGGTATTTCTATCTGCTAAATGTTTTACAGTAGTGGGTTCTCCGATCACACTGATAGATGGAGCATTAATGAAAACTTTTTTAAGAGTATTGCTTGCGCAAAATGGACACTCATGAACATCTGGATCTTCCGGTCCTTGTCTTATTTCCGTATAATACGCACAAGGCTCACATTCAAAATCATATAATGGCATATTTTTACCTCAATTAATCGTCATTCTCTAGGGCATTTAACACCCTGCCCAATATTCCGTTTCTTTGTATATCTTGGATTGTTAGCTGGCAATAAGCGATTCCCTCTATATTATAGAGTTTTTCAATACAATGTGCAAGACCGCTTCTAGATTTTATGTCAGTTTGTTTAATGTCTCCATTTATTAAAACCTTAGAACCTTCACCCATTCTAGTTATAAACATCTTGATCTGTTCAAAGCTACAGTTTTGCGCCTCATCAAGAATCATATATGAATGATTAAATGTGCTACCGCGCATAACCTCTAGCGGCATATACTTGATCCTACCTGCATTATAGTATTCTCCGTAATAAGCGCGCCCAAGAAAATGTTTTAAATTTTCCTGCATTGGCATGAGGTATGGGGCTATTTTTTCTCCCAGCTCTCCCGGTAAAGATCCAATTTCTTTTCCGGTGCATACAAGGGGTCTAGTAATTATTATATTCTCAATTTCATCATGGTGAAGTTTTTGTGCCGACAGGCCAGCGGCAATAAAGGATTTTCCACAACCCGAAGGACCGGTGCAAAAAATAATATCGTTTTCTATTATTGATCTAATGTATTTTTTTTGGTTGGGTGTTTTTGGCTCTACTATTTTAACTTGCTGGGGAATATTTTCTTTTTTTAGCGTTCTTCTTATTTTTTTTGTCATAAGGTGTTTACCACTATAATGTTATTGATTATGATACTTCAATAAAGTTGTTGCTATTTTGATAAGTTATAGTAACTTCGACATTTGAATCGTCTCCAGCATCTCCTCCGTTTGTTTCTATTGATGTTAAATAATTTTTAGCGCCAAGATTCCATGAACTATTTGATCCCGAAAATTCCGAATTAATAACAATCACCCTATCGGCTTCATAGAATGGATTAGCGGCTGGGCCGCCATAAGATTGAGTAAAGTTGTTATCAACAGGGCGCACCGCGTTATCTAAATTTTTCATAATTCCAGTCCAAGGAATCGGCTGCCTTATTATCCCGCGAAAAGAACAAGAAATACTTATTGGAAGATTTGGAATATAAAACTCATTAATCTTGCTCAAATCGCCATCCGATCCGCCCCAGTATCCGTGATCCAATAATTGTGTTCGTTCTATGTTTACATTTATATCTATGGATTGAAGTCCTAGAACATCAATGCCGTTAAGTTCAGTCCCAATGTCGAATAACTTTTTCACTTCTTCTGGTAATGTGCTACTTTGTGGTTTTATGTGCTGCCTTTTCATAGTTTCCCCTCCTCCCCCGCCAACCCCTGAAAAATCGCTAGGAGACGCTCCGCCCGGCTCCATCCATCTGTTTATATATGTTACTGTCTCTGTAACACGGTCTACAGACATAGAATATGAAATAGAACTGATTAAGCATTTTTTATATTGAACCCCGCCTAACGATGAGTTCTCGCCGATATTCCCGTTTTCGTCTGAACCATAGGCAATTTCAATATCATGTTCACCAGCGGCGACACCATCATCAACTTCTGCGGGGGCGCCTGTTAGGAGTCTTTCTATTGTTATTTCTGTAGAGGGTCTATTATAGAAGATGTGGCGTCTTGTGGGACTGCCGTTATTAAACAGCGCAGAGGCCGAATGGCTAGAGTTAACGCCTACTGACTGAACACCTCCCAAAAAAGAACCGTTTAAGAGTACTCCCTGAGTAGCCCAAAATATTCTATCGGTCATACTCCGCTACTCCCAAATCCGCCTTCACCCCTTTGACTTTCATCAAGATCGTCCACTTCAATAAGATTAAAGCCTTTTATCTTTTGAAAAACTATCTGCGCTATTCTGTCTCCCTTTTTGACTTGATAGTGGTCAGTTACTCTTGAATTATAGAGTATTACCCCCACATCACCTCTATAACCGGCGTCAATAACGCCAGCAAACACATCTAGTCCATTCTTATAAGCAAGGCCAGAGCGAGGCCAGATGAGACCAACGTAACCGGCTGGGATCGCCATAGAAATACCTGTCTTGATTAGTTTATGATTTACAGCTGGAATCTCTACATCTTCTAGGGCATAGAGATCATAGCCCGCATCTGTTTTATTTGCTTTTGTTGGAATGATTGCTTCTGGGGCCAGTTTCTTAACTTTTAATTCAGGACCAGTGTAAGGCTTCATGCCCATTGGCAGAGAAGTTACTACCGTCTCATGTCTGCAACAAGAGTTTTGCCATACCGGAAACGGCGGCACGTTTTTGTTTGTATTACCTTCCATTTTTTTATTCCTTAAAAGTCACATTTACCGCCAGCACAGGCGACTTGTTGAACGGGATTTACATTATTAGTTTCTTCGACAACTTGTGTGAAGTCTACATCTTGGTATTCTCTGTTAAGATCCACCCACTCTTTCCAATTATAGACATCTTTCATACAATATGTCAACTGTTTTAGGTCTCCCGCGAAGTATTTTTCAGCAAATCTTTCACAGCGATCTTTCCACTCTTTCTTTCCGTTGCCTTTAATCTTCTCGCCAAACCCAAGTAGACTATCACACGCCGCCCAGAGGTTGTCCTCCCATAAAGTAAGTGCGACCTCAATAAGTCCACTCACAAAGATAGAGGCATCGCCGTAGTGTGCGACCTGCTCGCTTGGCAAATAAACTGTAGTGAATGGGGCCTGTGGGAAATCTTTATCGCCAGAGATAGGAAGCAATGAAATACCACAAAAGTATTTTCTATTCTTATAAATATATTTCTCTACTTCATCCCACTCATCTGG